GCACTGATAACAATGCCCTGCACCCTTATTATTGTTCTCCCCTTCATTACTTAGCCCTCCTTATAAAACAGCTTCATCTCTGTAGGCTTAATGCCTAGCACATCACATATCCTCAGGATCGTGCCGATTCGCACCTTGCTGATGTCCGATTCGTACTCCCGGTATGTGTTCGGATGTATGCCGCACTTCTCAGCCATCTCTGCCTGAGTAAGTCCGTACAGCACCCTCAGTTCTCTCAGTGTCAACTTGCGCCTCAATATCTCACCCCCTTTCGGCATATCGTCAACCTATACCTTATTCTATACTACATTGCGTAGTATTTCAACATTTTTTTGTATATTCGTTCACATTTTTCTGTTGTTTTCTTCATTTTGTGCTATTTTGAATATATAGGTACGACATCTTGTAGTAGAAAGGAGACGGCTATGAGCATAGTTGGGGATAACATCCGAAGGATACGGTCTGCAAGAGGCATCTATCAAGCTGACCTTGGCGAAATGATCGGCAGGACACAAAAGGCTATATCTGCGTATGAGCGTGGTGTAAGGAATCCATCAAACGATGATGTCAGGCTGATTGCCAAGGCTCTTGGCGTTGCGCCTGCTGAGATCATCGGACACAACGATACAGATGATTATGAATTTGAGTACATCGTCACATCAGACGATATGTCCCCAGAGGTAAAGCACGGCGATACATTGACAGTAAGTTCTGCAAGAAAGCCAAATGACGGCGATCTAGTAATTGTAGAAGTGAACAACAAAGAAGATCATAAGACGCAGTTATTAAGGCGGCTGTACTCATTTGGCAGGATGCTTTCACTGCTTGCAGTAAACCCTGCTGTGCAACCGATCAATGCGGATAAGGACAAAATAAAGATAAAAGGAACAGTGACAGAAATCAGGCGCAAGGTGTAACGATTGCCCTTATCCTTATCTTTTTACTTATACTTATACTTCTCTTAGGTTTTTAGTTTTTATAACCATTGGTTTTCAATTTACAAAACCATAGGTTTTTTATTTCAGAAACCATAGGTTTTAAACAGGTGACAATATGCCAACAGCAAGAAAAACACCATCAGGCAAGTGGCGGTGTCAGGCGTTCGATTATCTGGAGATCATAGACGGCAAAAAGAAATACCATCACAGGTCTTTCACCGCAAGAACAAAATACGAAGCAGAGCGCATGGCAAATGAGTTCTTGCGCAATAAAAATATGCCGTCCTCAGAACTGATCCTGACGGATGCCATTGACCGATACATCGAAATAAAAGAAAACGTGCTGTCACCGTCAACCATAAAAGGGTACAGGTCACTGCAACGCAATGCGCTCGGTCATTTATCCGCTGTACGTATAGACAAGATCACATCAGAAGACCTGCAGGAGTGCATCAACCGTTATGCCGTTGGACGCAAGGCGAAAACGTGCAGGAACGCCCTCGGTCTGCTTACGGCTGTGCTGTACACATTTCTGCCCGACAGGACATACAACGTGCGCCTGCCTCAGGCTGTACAGACAGACTTCTACACGCCAACGGATGCGGACATAGAAACGCTGTTAGCGGCAATCAAGAATGAAGAACTGCGCCGTGCTGTGATGCTTGCCGCATTTGGTACACTAAGACGGTCTGAGATATGCGGTCTGTTCTATGAGGACATAAAGGGCGATACGATACACGTACACAGGGCTATGGTCGAATCAGATCACGGATGGGTTATTAAGGATTTTCCGAAGAACGAAAGCAGTAACCGCACTATAGTCTATCCGCACTTTGTTATAGATATGCTAGGTGACCGTCCCGGCAAACTGGTACGGATGACCCCAAAGGGCATTGATAAGGCGTTCCGCAGGGCGGTTAAGCACGCAGGTCTGCCGTACTTCCGCTTGCATGATCTGCGTGCCTACAGTGTGTCTATAGCCCACGCACTCGGCATCAGCGATGTTTACAACATGGCAAGAGGCGGTTGGTCATCACCAGAGACATACCGCAAGCTGTACAGGCGTGTCATATCGGATATCAATGACGAAAACACAGCCAAATTGAACGCCCATTTTGAAAAGTTGCACTCAGAATTGCACTTTTTGCAAAAAGATAACCCTGAAAGCCGCTAACTTTCAGGGTTTTTTGAGCGGAGAGAGTGGGATTCGAACCCACGCCGCCTTGTTTTTCGGTTTTTCGCACGGTTGCAACATTGCTGTCAACCACGCTGTTTTCCGTTGCTTATATGTGATAAATCGTAACCAGATACAAGGTTGATTTACCATATTCAAGAAAAGTGTTGCACTTTTTATTGCACTTTTTCTGTGTCCACAAGGTCTTCTATCCTGCAACCAAGAACCTTTGCCAGTTTGTAGGCGTTCCCTAGCGTGATCTTGTTGATATCAGTTGCGCCGCACTCGATTTTACCGATGTACGGCTGTACATGACCTATAGCCTCTGCAAGCCCTGCCTGCGTGTATCCTGCACGCTCCCTAAGTTCTGCAAGTGTCATCGTCATTCTCCTTTGATATAGTGTATCACACTGGGCATGAACAGTTCAAAGTTGTCCTCATCGAAATAGTAGCGCATCTCACGGTTACCAAGAATCGTCTCCTGCTCTGCGATCACTTCATACACTATAACATCTCCGTAGCCTCTTGTCCTCATCACGCCCTTGCCAGTGATCCTCATGCGCTCAAGGCTCTCACCGTATCTTGCAAGCATATCCTCATCAAAGAAGTGACCGTCCGGGTTGTTTGCGATGTAGTTTTCCTTAAGTTCTGCAATGCTCATGTCTTTTCTCCCTTCTTAAAACAGTGTGAAGTTCCACTCCCATACAATGATTGACAGCACTATAGCCGCTATTGCGATGTACTCTTTCCAAAGATTCATGCCGTCACCCCTTCCAGAACAGCCGCAATATTAACTTCGTTGACCTTGTAGGTATATCTGAACCATTGATGCATCTCACGATCGGAATTGATGCACCACTCAAGCCGATCCAGTGCGTCTTTCTGGTTGTCATATGCGCCTACACACTCTCTTTTCCCTGTGCGGATTTCCGTCTGCCACACATACCAGAAAATCTTTTTCATGCTGTTGCCTCCCTGTAAAACTCATTTGCGTGCTTGAAACTGTCAAACTCACACAGGATGAAGTAGGACAAGTCCTTGTCATACTCGAACGGCGCATAAATAACGCTGTCCACCGCATCCTCTTCCATTTCTTCTGTCACATCTGACAGGCAGACCTGCTCACATTCTGAAAGCAGGAAATCAGGATACAGATCACTGCCACGCTTGTACGCCTCATAGTTGTTGCAGTTTTCGCAGGATATAAGCACATACGCAGGTGCATTCTGGATGATTGCCTGTATCAGCCGCCGTGCGTGTTCTTCTGTCTGCGGATAGCTTTTCCGCTTGTTGCCGTGTTCCTTATAGATCAGTTCGTACATCTTGCTCCTCCTTCTGCACTACGTTTCGTAGTATGCTGTGTATTTGAAAGGGCGGTCATTCAACCGCCTGTAATTCATCCTGCCTCATCGTGATTTCATGGTCGATGCCGATGAATTTTACATTCACGCATCCCCACGAACCAATCCCGGTCACGATACCGCTCTCATATTTGCGCCTGCCCTGCGCATCCTGCCACCGCATCATCTGCTGTGTGAGTGTTACATTATCGCCTATCTGCATATGTGCCTCCTTCCCGGCTGTTCAGCCGTTCATCTCATCGTACTCATCATCCTGCCAAGCGAAGTTTACACGCTCACGCAGTTCCTCGACATCCATGAACAGGTCATAGCAATCATAATCACCTGCCGCCTGCGCATCGCTCAACCTTCTCTCTGCATCCTCAAGCATCTTCTGTAGTGTAACCGGGTTCTCATATGCTCTGTACATTGCTTCTCCCTTCTGGGCGGTTTAGCCGCCGCCCACGGCTTGTGTTTATCAGCACCCATACATATAAATCTTGCCGGGTGTTACTTCCTTCGCTTCCGGGAACTCCTTGTACAGCCTCTTCATTGCGTTCTCCTCGCATACCGCCCTGTAGCAAATCCTTGCTTTCTTGCCATCGGTGTCCACGAAGAAGAACTCATAACCGCTGAAGTGCTGTCCCCTGACTCCGCTGTTCTTCAGCCTTCCCTCACGGATAATAACATTGATAGATGCCGGGTACATACCGTTGTGATCGTTGTAGGAATCAATCACGGTCTCGCAATCGCTGTAATGCTCCTTGTACTGCCTGTAGGGCATCTCCCAGATAAAATCCTCCCCCTGCAGGCTGTCCAACTGTTCAGCCTTGCGGCTCTCCTTCTTCTGCTTGCGCTCGTCTGCCGCATCGTAGGTGCGCTCAACGAACTTCACTCTGGTAAGTTCCGTCTGCGGCTGTCCCTTGTACTCGCCCTGCCCCTTCACGGATGCGGTAATGATGATCTTGTCGCCCTTGTTGACTGGCTTGTAGCCGTACCACTTTCCATCCCTTTCATCGTACTCGCACCCATCGCCCTTCTTAACCTCGATGCGCTCGCTCAGGTGAACCGTTGTCTTCCACACATACACCGTTCCATCCTCTCCCTGCATCGTGTAGATGTACCGGGTTTCATATCCGTATCCGTAAGCAGGTGCGCTGTACTGGTAGATATTGCTCATCGTGACTTCAACAGTGATCCTTGCCATTAATTTCCCCTCCTTGTGTAACAGGTATGTCGTGTTCTTATGTACCTATTATACCGTTATCGGTATAAAAGTCAATACTACAGATCGTGGTATTTAAAATTTTTTTTGCAACAAAAAAACAACCGCCTTTTACAGCGGTTGTTCTTCTGTTAGCCTGCGCATTACACCATCGTATAATCGTGGCTGTGTTACCTTTATTACATCCATAAGTTCATCGAGAATCGGCATTATATACGATACGGATCGCTCACGGCACAACCGTGCAAATTCGCTATCGCCCTCATACTCGATCACCTCAGGCTCTGCGGCAAAAGACATAGCCGGGATGACAGGCTGTACGTCCTTTTCCTGCTCCTGTGGGTACAGTTCGTGCATTATCGTGTAGTACGCCGCCAGTTTTATGCAGGTGTTAGCATCTGGGTTGCGTTTCCCTACACATTCGGCAATCGCCTCGTGCAGGTCTTCCTCCCTAATCATTACATACGCTCAATACTGTCGATGAGCCGCTGAAACTCCTGCCGCACCTGTTCTGTCGGAGCATCCTGCATCAGTTCACGCAGTTCGCTGACCATGCCATCATCACGGCTGTATCCTCTGGACGAATAACGCCCCATGCTGTCACGTTTTGCGTTTCTGCGTCCTGCATACGATCTACCGCCCATGCGCACATCACCGTCTGCGTAAGAGCCGCCATTTGTCGGATACATTCTGCCTCTATAGTTGCCGCTGTATCCATCGTCCTCTGCCTCCATCATCGCATCACCTGTCAGAAGGTTCTTCCTAGCGTGAGCAAGCACATCCATATACTGCGTTTCAGCCATTGACAGCTTTCCGTCTTTATCTGCCTTGCGCTCCAGTTCATCCAGTTCGTCACAGACATATTTAATGAGTTTATGCATCTTTTACCTCCTTCCTCACGCTGTTCTGCTAATTGACAGACTTCCATCCACGACATTGATCAATGGTGTCGGAACAGTTGCCGGGTCATTCACCGTACCGTTGACATACTCAACAGCTACTGTGAAACAGCAACCCTTAGGTACATCGATTGTGGCACGGCTTGTCACGTTGCCATACTCGTCCACTGCGGCAGGGGTGTAGATGCTTCTGCTCCCCTGTCTTTCCTCTCCAGATACCACGATTGCGGTTGCAATCGGCGTGACCGCACCGCCTTCCGGGATGGAAATGTTACCTGTGAACTCAACATTGTAACGAGCAAAACAGGATGTAGGATTGTTTACGATGCCACGGAGAACAAAAATCCCAGTACCGCTCTGGTGGTAAACGTATCCCTTGCGGCAAGGAATGGAGTCAACGAACGGAATTGCGGAGTTGAGGGCAACGCTCTCAACCGCATCCCTTGTCAGATACTCTGCCATGTCATCGCACCCCCTTACGCTACACCACAGCCGCATCCGCATCCTGCATTGTTACCGCCGCAGGTGAAGATCGGGGTGTTACCGTATACAGGCTGTGCCGGGATCGGGCAGGATCTCAGTTCGTTCACAAGCTGATTTGCCGTAGTTGCCTGAGATGCACGAATCTGTGCTGTCTGCTCTACCTGAGATGCCGCAAGGTTAGCCATGTTCAACTGCGTGCGCAGGCTATCGTTCTCCCTCTTGTACCCATCCAGTTCAAGTGCGCATAACTTGTCGAGGATTAACTGAGTGTTAGCCTGTGCCGCCGCTCGATCTGCGCAAGCCTCACTGGATATCGTGTACTTAAGGTCTGCGGTTGCCGCCCTGTTTTCACAACAGCAATTTGCCAACTGGCTCTGGAGTGCGGTCATGCCCTGCGTGTTGGCGGTCTGCGCCGCAAACGATCTCTCAAGGTCGGCAATCTGGTTTGCATACATCTGCTGAGTGATGCCGTTCTGTGCTCCTGCAATTGCCGCATTTACGCCTGCGAAACCGCCGCACAGTGCGGTCTGTACATCACCAAACCCGGATGTGATGCTGTTCTGGATACCATTAATCTGCGTGGACAGCATCTGGTCACGGAAACCACCGTTTATCTGGTTGCTCTGGTTCATCCACGGATACAGATCATTGCCGCCGCCAAAGCCGCCGCCAAAACCGTTGCCCCAACCGCCGTTGCCAAGCAGGATGAAAAGCAGAAGAATCCAAAACGAACCAGAACCGCCGAAACAATCACCGAAGCCGCCGCCGTTTCCGTAGTTGCCCATAGGCGTTACAGGCATAACCATGCCGCCGCCGTTTTCATCTGTAAGTGCCATTTGTTTTTCCTTTCTACCATGTAATTGTTAATGGTTAGCGGTCACCATCCCTCTTGTGGTGATCGGTATATAAAAGCCGTGCGCACGGTCTTTTTCTATTTAAACATTCCCATCAGCTTGCCCAACTGCTGTGCCTGTTGAACCGCTTGATTGTACTGCGCCTGTGTTATTTTTCCGCTGTTCAGCATCTGCTGAATCTGCGTCTGTGGATCGCCCTTGAAGTTCTGGCAAAACTGATTAAATCTGCTGACAAGATCGTTGTTACCCTGATTAAGTTGATGGAATAACTGGTTCATCTGATGCGTCCTTTCTGCGGCTTATATTTGCCCTTATTTCGTCTATCTGCTTCTGGATGGCAGACACTTCACTTTTGGTGGCAAAATCGCTTTCAGACCCCATTCTGTGGTTTCTGTGGGCATCCTCACGGATTTCGTAGTCGAGAATACGCATTGACGGCATCCCGGATGCATCTGCGCTCTTAAGGTACACTGTCTGGCTCTCTGAATCCCACAGCGCAACGGTTGTGCTAGGTGCTACCATGTAGCTTTTTGCCGCCTCGATGCCCTGTATCCAGATCAGACCATTGCTGACCTGCTGTGCGGTCTGCTGTGGCTGTGGTACAGGGTTGATATTCGGTTGCTGATAGTTTGGATAATAAGGTTGATATGTAGCAGGGAACGGATACGCCATGCTTACGCCTCCTTGTTTGGCTGATACCATACATAAATCACTATTTCGTTACTGCTGTTCCATGTGTCGTATAGATCGCCGTCTATGGTAGCGGCGGTATGACCGCCAAAACCTAGCACATAGATGCCTTTAGGATGCTCCCTGCAGAATCGCTCTGCAGTGTAACAGGGTGGGCAGGTGTCGGTAACATTCTTTCTTACAAACCCATGCTGTTGCAGGACAGCACCCCATACGACATCGGCTGATGGCATATTGCACTGCCCATAGCCCTCGGTCACGATCTTGAGGAATGCATCACGCCATGTCAGACCAAGTGCAGTTGCCACTGCACGCACAGCGCAATCGCCCACTCTTGCGCCGCATGGATTGTTGTTGTAGTACACGTAGCTCATGCCTTAATGATGGCAGTAAAAAAGCCCCTGCGGAATGATCCGCAAGGGCATCTATCGTGCATCTTTCATGCACGTATAAACGAATATGCACCCACGCCGAAACGTGAGTGCATATCGCTGTTTAAAACAGCACACTATAGTAAGAAGGAGAAATAATGAAGAGCAATCTACACTGCCTGCGTGCAATGGCGATAGATTACTTTTTGCCACTTGTATACGATGGCTTTAACCCTGCGCACTGACAGCCCAAATTCGTCTGCTAGATCATCAAACAGGATGCCATCAATCATGCGTCTGTACATGATTTTTCTGTCACGCTGATTCGGTATCCATTCCGTAATAAGGAATGCCATGTCTGAGCATGAAATCTCAGGAAACTGTGTCATCTGCGTCTTTTCCTTGTCCGTCTACTTGAGGAAGAAGTCCTCCGTGTCCGTTTCATCGACCATTTCCGTGTCGCAACCTTTATCCTGCCCATTTATAATCATGCCCCTTGAACCGATGAAAGATGTATTGCCGCTATCGCCGCCGTCCATCTCTACCGTCTGCTCTACACCGTCACCCACATAATCGTACTGCATCCAACAGTACAGCCATGCAAGGTTGCTAAGTACGATTCCAAGAATCGCAACAACCAGAGCAACGGTCAGCCTCTTGATCTGTCTTTCTGTCATCGCAAGTACCGCCTCAAAAGCATATCTTGTAATGTCATGCGGTACGGTTTTCTCCCTTGTGTCTTCCATATCGTCCCTCATGTCAATGTTTGTAATCCTGCGCCCCAAGTATTTTTCCCCACTTCACCATCATCCTCAAGCCCTGAAGCTCTCTGGAATTGTAAAGTTGCGGCAAGCGTATTGCGTCCAAACTCTCCGTCAGCTTCTACCCCGATGATTGTCTGCCAAACCATCACAGCACGCCCTGTATCGCCGTATTTGACGATTGGAAGTGTAGTGCTGACAGGATATCGCTTCTTAGCTGTAACCGTGCTTACAGGCGTGCTTACGCCGCTCTGGGAGGTATCCTTTGCAGGTTCTTTCCCTGTGTACCTCAATACGTGTTGCCACGATCCTCGATAGTACGGACAGACCGCAATCTCTGTTCCTTGATCTCCGGGAGCAGATGAACCGTAACTCTGTCCCCTTGCGTGAACGATCTTTCCGTCACCCACATATATTGCGGTATGTCCATTCGTACCACTTTTGTGCCAGTACAGGATATCGCCCGGCTGTAGTCCCTTCTGCGTGTTCAGGTTGACCTTACTGGTTACATCAGTAAAGCCGTACTGTTTCAACGCAGACATATTCCCGGTGTAATTGACAACACTTGTGTTGATCGGAACTCCTGCGGCTTTATACGCCGATATAGCAAAACTGGAGCAATCATAATCTGGATTGCCCCATCTGCTCTGCTGTGAATATCCGTGTTTTTGATCGTTGGCGATGTTCACCGCCCACTTAACCGCCGCTTGAGGTACTGTCATTTCTCTACCCCTGTGCCTTTCGGCTCATCATCGTCAAGCCAATAATTATCTTCGTCATACGGCTCATCGCCATCCTTGTAATACTGCGCAGAGGATATACCCAGAAGCGCACCCAGAAGCGTGCAGATCACGGCGGTCGTTTTCGCCACTTCATCCGCATAGGGAAACCCCCAAATGGCGGCAAGCCCAACGTAAGCCGTTGCCAATGCCGGGAGAACAATCATCGTAACCCATTTGAGGACATCGTATACCTTCGAATTAATCTGCATCTAATCACGCTCCTATCTGCATCTTGTCATCATCGTCAGGTACTATCTCAAGCGCATCCACTCTGTTGTATAAAATATCGCCGTTGTGGTTGCCGCCCAATGTATGGTACTGCTCATACAGGCTGTCGATGTTTTCCTTTTCTTTCAGCGATACCCTGCCGTGTTTCAGTGCCTTGAAACATTGCTCATACAGGCTGTTCTTGAGTACAGCAAGGAGAACGCCGTGCATTACCTTGCGCTCGTCCTCCTGCTGTTTCTTTTCCTCTGATGCCTTACGTGCGGATTCATCCAGTGCCGAAGTCAGCTTCTTGAGCAACCACGCAAC